TCAGACTGCTCTCACCAGCGCATTATACAACATCTCAATGAACTGCACCGCGCTGGGCGCACCGGTCAGCGGATAGCCTGCCAGCTGCTGCACATACTCCGGGTTTGTGAGCCATGCACCTTTAGCTGCCCGGCGAACAGCGCTTTGAATCGCTTTTGGCTCACATCCTCTGCGGTCGGCGATAGGGGTATAGATATCTTTCTCCACGGCCTGCAGGCGGTCTTCCTGCTCACAGACCAGCTCAAGACACTGGCACAGGATACTGTAGGCGCTCAGATTGCGTGTGATGCCCATCGGGCGCAGCAAATCATTGACCTGAGCGGACAATTCGGAAACGATCATAGTTGACACATCCTTTCTATGCGTCAACTCTAACCGAAAAACACTTGAAATTTATCAATTGCGTCGATATACGTCGTAAAGCGTCGAAACACGCCAAACAAAAACAGCCCCGAGGAACCGTTAGGCTCCCCGGGGCTGTTGCTATGTATGGCTATTTTGGGCAGGGCGGCTTACTTTCCCTGTGCCTTCAGCTTGTCGTAGGTCTGGTCTGCCTGAAGGGCTGCGGGGGTGAAGCTGTTGTTCTTCCACCACGCGACCAGCGCGGCAACGGTGGTGATGCCAGCGGTGACCAGCTGCTCCACGGTCTGGCTCTCGATGGGCAGCACGGGCTTGCCCAGTGCAGACAGCACCTGATTGGTCAGGGCCAGCAGCAGGCAGGCGGTGCGGGCAATGGTGCCTGCGGAGATGGTGGGTGCGTTGTAGGTGTGTGCGTTCATAGTCAGTTCCTTTCTCTTTCGTGTTCGTCTGCTTCTAAATCAGCGATGCGGTGGTTGGCCACCTTCATCTGCTCTTCCAAAATGGGGACGCGGCGGGCAAAATTGTTGTGCTCCCGCACCTCGCGGGTCAGCTCCTCCAGCTTCGTTTCGGTCACGGCCTGCTGCTTGTCCAGCTTTGCATCCATGCTCTGGGCGGTGCGGTTGTTGGAGTAAATGACCCCCAGCAGGCTCAGCCCGCCGGTGATCAGCGCCACGAGAATGCTCTCAATCGGTCACACCCCCTCTCCATCTTCAGCGTCATCTTCCCATGCCTGCTGGATACGCTGGCCGTTGGCACAGACCACATCCATGGTGGCATCGGCCTGAATGTTCGTTGCGATCAGCGCCTTGTCCATCGTGTCCATACCGAAATAGCCGGTGAACACTTCACCCGTAGGCAAAGGTGCGGCTACTGCAACTTTGCTGATTTTGTGCTCTTCCAGTGTAGCTAATACCTCGGAGAGCCACGATGCATAAGGTGCGTCAGAGATCAAACAGCTCGCCATTGGTCACACCTCCATCACGGGGATGCCGTAGTCCTCGGCACACTGGTGCTCAATGCGGCAGCCGCGCGCATTCTGCCAGCCCGGAGCAAAGATTGCCACATCGGCCTTTGCAAGGAACTCGATGCTCCGGGCCAGATAGTCCAGCGGCTTTGCTGCCGGGCCGAAATCATCAAAGAAGGTTTCCAGCGGAGCCACATCTTCACCCAACAGGGCCTTTGCCTTGCTGATCGCGGCGGTGCGTTCCTGAAGTACCTGTTCATCGGACAAGCCACCCATGGGCTGGCTGATAAAAATAGTCTTGCTCATGTTATTCACCTCACAGTGTCCACCGGCTTTTGTTCGGGCGGGTGTCTACATGCACCCAGCCCTTGGCTCGGCCTGCCTTGACCGGGTAGCGGCCCACGCCGCCCCAGCCGGGCATCAGGCTTTCGGCGTAGGCGGCCACAGCCAGTGGGTCGGTGTCCTGCACCTGAATGTCAGCGGCCCGGCCCAGCAGGTGCTGGCTGGATCTGGAGCCGCCCACCTTGGTGTTGTGGCTGGCGGTGCGGTAGCCGCTGGTGATGGTCACCGGCTTGCCGAAGTGCTCCCGGATGCACTGCAGCAGCACCACAAGGCCCTCGTCAATGAGGATGGTGTCGGTGCCGTCGCGGCAGCGGAACTCCCGCACACGGAATGCGGGGGAGAGCTGCTTTGCGCCGTCCTTCTTCAGGCTGTACTGTTTGATCGCCATATGGATCACGTCCTTTCACGGCCCGGTCAGGCGCTGGTCTTTTCGTTCAGCATCTCGGTCAGCTCGGCATATTGCTCGTCGGTCAGCTTGGCGGCGGCGTAGAAGATATCCAGCTTCTTTTCCATACCGGCGGTCTGGCCGCGCTCGATCATGCGCTTGCAGGTGTTATAAAGTGCCATAGTAGTCATTCCTTTCTGTTTATGCGGTGGTTTCATCATCGGTCACGCCCAGCTCCAAAAGAGTTAGGCGGTAGTCCTGGTCAAGGTTCAAAGCGTCTGCGTCGGCAAGAGCGGCATTCAGCGCCGCCACCGTCTCCGGCAGCTTGTCCTTTGCTTCCTGCTTTTTGCGTTCTTCTTCCTGCGCGGCCAGCTCTTCGGCGGTGTAGCGGATGTATCTCTGGATGGGTACCTTTTCCACCCATTCCTCCTGCGCCTGTACGCCGAGCACATCCACCACCCGCTGCACGTCCATGCCGCCGTTCGGATACTCGGTCACGGTCTCCCAGTGCCACTGCTCCTCCACACCCTCTACGGCAGGGTGGGTGATCTCTTCAGTGCTGGTGGTCAGATACCCAAGCGTCAGGTCCGGGTTTTCCACGACCGCGCCGGTCTCGTCAAGGATCTTCATTGTGTCACCTCCATGGGGGTCACATATTTGCCGATTCGCGAGTAAGATACTTTTCCGTCAGGACTTTCAGCCGACAGCATCCACTGTCCGCCGGTCTTGCCGGAGTCACTGCGGTTTACTTTTACGCATCCATTTTCGTCCAGCTGCATCGGGGGCACAAAGCTACCGTCGCTGCGCCGCAGGTGGAGTCTGATTTTGCAGGTTTTCCACTCTTCCGGGATGGCAAAGTGCAGACTGGTCGGGTGACTCTCACTGCCAAACTGCAATGTTGCCACAGTGTCAAATGTCACAGGAATCATGGTTCAAAACCTCCTTTCTCATGCCACGCGCTTCCAGATGTGCACATAGTATGCGGCGGGCTGCACGGTATAGCTGCGGCCGTAGATAGGATTCGAGCGAGAAGCATCAAATTGAATATTATATTGGCTTCCAGAATGTCCAGTGTAACCGCCATAATTAACGCTCTTTTCACTAAAAGCCAGAGAACCCTTAGCGGAAAGTACGTTAGCATCACCACTAAAGGGAGACCCGCCTACGTCTGTTGTTTTTGTTGTAAAGCTGCCTGTGATGTTCGGCAGTCCGGCCTCCACGGTGGTGCCCGCTGCGTGGCCTGTGCCAGCACCCATCAGCACGCGGTTAAATGCAATCTCCTGCCATGTACCGCCGAACAGTTCGGCGGGACTGGTAGTGCTAACTGTTTGAAAAATACTGCCCACGGGGTAGGCAGACAGGCCGCTGGACGCAATGGCCTGCCATGTCCCATCCCCGCGCAAAAATTTACCCTGTGCACCGGCTGCGGGTGCAGGCACAAGGCCCGCTTTGCCAGCCGCGCTGTCAGTGGCGGCGGTCATGTTGGCGTAAGTGTGGTCAGTAAAAACGGCGTTGGCCGGTACATCCTTGTCCAGCGAGTGAGTGCAGGCCACCGGCTTGCCGCCGATGATATATACCGGTTTCGTCGCACTGCCCGCCATCGCAGTGTCAAGTTTTACAGCGCTGGTAGCACTGCCGCCTGCAGATGCAGAACCCGCGTAGCTGTGCGCGTGATTCTTGGCCGCAAATACGCTTTCCGCCTTGCTCTTGATGTACGCCCACAGCATACTCATGGGCCTGCGGTGGAAGGTGGTGCTGGTGCCGCCGCCAACGTACTGGCTCACATAGTAGTCCGCATCAGTAGGGGTCGAAGCATCGGTGGTCAGCGCGTTGATCATCGTGTTCAGGTCATCGGCGGTCTTGTTTGCTTTGTCAGTCAGCTTTTTATCCACCTGCGTGCGGGTGTAGTAGTCGCTCATGTTTACCGTCACCATGCTGTCACGCCAGGCATTGGTGTCGCGGTCCCATACCCAGATGCTGTCCGTGGTGCCCACCACAGCCCACCAGCCGTTTTCACCCACGGGCACCGCAGCAGTCAGGGCGTCTGAGGTCTCATACCAGCCCTGCGCGCCCAGCGTAATGGTGCGCACCTGCTCGAAATATTCCTTTGTGGCCTGCAGGTATTCACCGGATTTTGTTTCGCTGCCCTTCGCATTGGATGCGCTTGTGCCAGCATTGGTCTCGCTGGTCTTTGCTGCGCTTGCGCTGGTGCTGGCAGTGCTGGCCGCACCTGTGGCAGTGCTGGCCGCGCTGGATGCTGTCTGGGCATCTTTTTTTGCGGCTGCTGCACTGCCAGCAGCTGCGGTTTTGCTGGTATTGGCATCATCTCGCGCCGCTTCGGCTTTCTTTGCGTTGGCCTGAGCACTGGCGGCGCTGGTACCCGCATTTGTCTCGCTAGTCTTTGCTGCGCTTGCGCTGGTGCTGGCATTCGTTTCACTCGTTTTTGCGACCTTCGCACTGGTCACGGAGTTTGTCTCCGAGGTCTTTGCCGCACTGGCCGAACTGGCAGCAGTTGTTTCGCTGGCCTTTGCTGCCTTTGCACTGGCGGCAGCGGCATTCACAAAGGTCTGTCCGTATGCCTCCACTTCCGCCTTCAGCGTCGCCATAAAGTCCCGGATCTCAGAAATGTCAGTTTTTGTGTCTACCACCAGGCCTTCCAGGCATTTTGCCTTGCCAAGCGTCGTGTGGAACGCACAGTTCACCATTCCGCCAGTGGTAATAAGGCCCACCACAATAAAGAACACATCGCCCTGATACGCTACAGCATCCGCCGCCACAATCCAGTCAAACACCACCGCATTGCCTTCAGTGTGTTTGCTCGTCACCGTGTAATAGTTTTTGTCACCGTTTGCATTCTGGTAGTTGATGCGCAGGTCAAACTTCGACATATCGTATCCGCGCCATGTTTTGTTCATTCTAAATCGGATGCGGTTCGCGTCTTTATCTCCCTCAACGCCCAGCACCACACCCCGCTCCGGGATGGCAATTATGCGCAGGTCTTCATCGATCACAAAATCGTAAGCGGTATCTTCTTCGCTCACATCTGCCATTGCTGCAAACTGCTTGTCCAAATCCACCATGTCACTTCACCTGCTCGATCAGTACCTTGTTTGTTATCATCCGCGTCTTGCCATTCTGGCCAGCAAGATACACCTTAAAGCTTTTTCCGTCCGTCACCTCGTCGGGTACGGCGCACTCACCTTCCGCGCTCACAGTCACCGCATATTCGTCGTTGAACACAGCAATTTTCTTGGCCATAAGCCACTCCGGGTCACTCTGCTCAAAGTGGCAGCGCAGATAGCCTTTGCTTCCGGCTGTCACGCCGGCAAAATCACCGCGCTTTGCCAGCTGCTGCCCTTCCACGGCAAACTTCAGCATCCGCATTGTTTCTCCTCCCTGTCGCACTCGGCATACAGCCGCCATTCCAGTTCGCTGATAAGATTTTTGGTCGCTTCCATCGTGCTGGAACTCTGCGGCGGGTCAAACAGCATCTTCACCTTCAGCGCCGTATAGCTCTTTACCGCTTCAATGTCTGCCCTGTTCTGGCAAAACTCGCTCCATGTTGCCGTTGCATCGCTGATGCCAAAGCCCTCCTGAGGCCCAACACCCATCTGCCGCAGGATCATCAGCACACTGTTGATGTGCATGATAAGGTCTGCATCAAACGCCGTGTACTCCTCGGTCAGTCCAAGGAGTTTCTTCACCGAGGTAAGGATACTGTCCATTTCCGATCACCTCAGTCTACAATGCACTGGTTGTCCCACTTCTTGTAGGCGTCCAGATAGGTCTCGCCCTTATCGCCGTTGTGGGTGATCTCGTAGTACATACCGTCAGACACGGTGGTACTCACCAACGCCTTCCAATTCTGCAGGGTTTTGCTGAACCATACGATGAGCACGTCCTCCATCGTCAGCTTCTTGCCGTCGGTCACGTCCACGTGAGCGTTAAAGTAGTCCACCACCAGCTGCTTTGCGCGGTTCATCATAGCTTCGTTATTCATTTTGCTTTCCTCCTTATTTGTACTGATACTTGATCCACGGATCATCTGGGAGTACCGATGCTTCATCCAGCTTAAATCCAGATTTCTCAGCGATTTTTATAGATCCAGCATTGTCTTTTCTGGCCCACCAGACAATTTGGTCGTATTCGTCTTTGTGTGCATCCAGCCATTTCATGCCTTTTCTGGCTACTCTTGAGCAATAACCCTTGTTCCGATATTCACTTCCAGCTCTTGTTCCAATAGAAATTGCTACTCCCTTTTCATCACCAATGATATCAAAAAAGGAAATAGGCACATCACCTGATTTTTCAATAAAACGTTTTACGTATGCACCCCCATCCTCGGCACTTTGCTGGTAAACATCGCCATCAAGATTAAGGAGTTCTTTGTCTTTTCGGGACATTGTTTTTACAATGTCGTTTACAGCGTCCATGTTTCGGTTTACATCTATGGCGCGCTTACGTGCTTTTCCCATGCTCGTAAGTGTTCCATCCGGGTTCTGATAGCGCCGCACACCCCACTTCTGGCCCTTGATACCATAGTGATAAATATAGTCACTCATATTTTCATTTCCTCCATGGGCAAGTGTCGCCCGGTCGTCTTTCGGCAAATGCAGGCTTTAGGATCGCATCATCTCCATAGTGGATGGCCTTGTGGGTCCGATCGCTCACGCAGATTACGTTTTCCGGGTCCAGCAGTGCGTCCGAGTGCTGAAGCACGTCCTCTTTCGTCAGCGGGTTCAGATGGTGAATAATAATGCGCGGCCGAATGGGTTTGCCGTTTCGTATCACCCAGTCGGTGATCTCGTGGTCTTTGCACGCAAGGTCACACCCAGCATCCCGCACAATGATCCTGTCCCGGAACTGCCGCCACTCTCTTGACTGGTAAAAATCCTGGTTCAGATATCGATCAAAGCCAAAGGTATCGTATCCAACCGTACCGTGCAGCTGCAAATAATGGAAGCGGTCTTCAAAGGTCGCATGCTGGCAAAGTTCAGAGTATGTCTTGCGATTTATCATCATCTTCCACTCCGCCGTATTCACGCATTGCTTTGATGGCCTCCTTATAAAGAAGGGCGTTATCCTTGGCTGCCTGAATGGCATCTGCTTTTGCATGAAGGAGTGTATTCTCTGCTTCCAGTTTTTTCTTTTCCAGCTCTGATTTGACAGTAGCCAGCTTCAGAAAATGCGTAGTTTCGGCAGAAGACGCTGTTCCTTCTCGCAAACGCTTTTCCACCAGATCCATTGCTAGGGAAATCATTTGGTTTTCTCGTACTTCTGGGGACAATGTTGGCCGCATAGGAGCCACATCCTCAGAAGCAGCTTTCTTTGTCCTCATTTTTGTATTCCTTCTATTCTGTTTTGATTTGGTTTATTGCAGAATCATGCCCGTTTCATTTGCTTTTCAATGGCTTTTGTAAGAGTTTATGGGAGCCGGTCATGGTGTCTTTCTAATCATTTGAAAGGAGAAGAAAAATGAACAAACGACAATGGAGGCTGTCTGAAGAGATCACCCTCCCATAAACTCTTACAAAAACCACCGAGGCCCAGTCTACACCCTGAACCTCGGCAGTGGCATTGAAGCCCAATTCTCAATTTTCCCTCCGGGGAAAAATCAAAGACCAGCGCGATTTGGGGAGGGGGTGTATTTTTCGAGCACCCCCCTATACCCTTTTTACGCTATTTGCTCTTCGGGAGCATCGTCCTCGATATTGATTTTGAGCTTTTTGTAGATATTGAGCGGATCATTGCCCACAATTTGATCGATAGCCTGCTCAATTTCATACGCATTTTCTGCGTCCGTGAGCTGGTCGGAGGTGTACGCCATCCGCATCAGCAGGCCAGACGAGTTATAGCCCTTATCAGTATCAAACCGATACCAGTCCTCAAACTGATTATAAGGACTATAAGGGTTATCAACAGTGGTTAAAAAGCATCGAACCATAATTCAAAGCCTTTCTTACTTATTAAGATTGTCGTAGATCGTAGATTCGGGAACATCACAAGCCTTTGCAATCTCTGCATAGCTGTAGCCATTGGCCAGCATAGCCTGTGCCTTGCCTAATTTGGCGGAAGACAGAGTTGTGCTCGCCTTTGGCATTGCTCTCTTGATAATTTCATCTGACTTTGACGAATTCAGAATCTTCATCAACTTGGAATCAGAGATTGCGCCAGCCTGAACCGCTTCCCATTCGCGATCTGTAAATGTAATCTTCGTCTTACTGCCGCTTGCGCCGACAGAATCACGTGCACGTTGCATCTCAACAGCAGCGATCTTCTTGATTTCTTTCTTGTCCTTCTTATAGTCCAAGCCCTGAGCCTGCACTTTGGCCTTAATATTCTCGTTTGCAATAATGGCAGCACGTCTTTCTTTCGGCTTATTACCAATAACTGCATTGAGCTTGGCATTGATGGACTCAACTTCAGCTCTATATTTTTCGGCTGCATCGGGGCTCTTCTTGATGCCAGGTGTATTTTTTGCTTCTTTTCGAGCCTTATTGGCCAAAGCTTTCAGTTCATTCGAGAAATCAGCATAAAGGTTTTCTTGGACAGTACCAGAAGATAAAGTTCGTGCATCAGGCGTTATAGAAATAAGGCTTACTTCAGTCATGGCCTGTACCCTCTTGCCTGTCTTCGGGTCAATATAGGTACGACCGGACTCTTTATAAACCTTCTCACCTGTCTCCTTGTCGATATGAGCGCTTCCTTTGCGCTCAGGTACCCGAACGGTTTGCTTTCGTCTTGACAGGAGCGTAGATGCGCCGCCATATTTTTCAGTACCGTCCTCTTGCACTCTGATCTGCCATTTTTGCTTTAGCTCCTGGATACCGTTTTCACGTTCGGAACGCTTATAATCCAGCTTGTGTTTTTCCGCATCAATAACAACCATGGAGTGCTTAACAGCACGGGCAATATCACTTTCCGGTGCACCACGAAGAGTCATATCAGTAATGAGATTGGAAATAATCCCCATTTCCTTCTGCTTTTCCTCTTTCTTCATGAGGCGCACGCCATTGGGATTTCCTTCAGGTACTGCATATGCTGTCTTCGGGTCAAAGTCCTTCAAATCCTTCAGAGCGGGGGTGGATTTAATATTGACTTTGCTCGACATCGGAATAGCCACGACAGTATCGCCATCGAAGTCTGCACCAGACAGCCGTTCTGCAACCTTAGCGTTGATACCGATAGCGTCCTGTACCGCACCAAGATTCCTACGGCCAGACAAGTTCTTATTGTTGACCGTCACAAGTGGAATTTCAAAGGTACCTGCATGAGGAAAACGAACCAATGCAAGCTGAGTTCCATCAGGATATGTAGGGCAATAGCATTCTCTCTCACCGATTTTGGACAACGGCAAAATGACCTTCGTTGCCTGACCAGGGAAAGATGAGGCTTTCAAGGTCATTGAATTTCCTTCACAGGTATCAGCAAAGTCCATCAGCAGCTTTTTCCGAATCGTTGGATTATCGTACTGCATGATTTCTTCATATTCTGCTTTGCGGTCTGCTACGGTAAGGTCAAGCTGCTGTTTCATCAATTTAATAGGCTGTTTGGACAGGAACTGTGAAGAAAGGTTCTTTGCCATGGTATCCCAGTCACCTTCTTCCTTCAACTTATTGATGGGCGACAGATGTTCTTTTCCATCCTCACCAATATAAGTGCTCTGGCCATTTGCCTTGATGGCTGCGCCAAACGGATTGTCCGGGTCATCCTTGATGGTCTTCAGAACCTTCATTTTCGGAGTACCGGATTTCTTGTTGGTGTTGAAGGCCACATCATAGCCTTCAGGAATATCATCGGAATACACAGCCATGCCTTTCAGATAGTGACTGTCATCCACCATGATACGAACCTGGGCATAATGTGATTTTCCGAGGTTCAGATCAGCAACGCCTCGCCGAATCTCGATAACACCATCTTTATCCAATCCACCTTCATCGCCATACCGGATATAAATACGGTCAGAACTCATACTACTGGGGCGCTGAAGCTTCTTGAAAGTTTCGCCACCATCTTCAGAATGATACTCACCAAGAGACTGGATTTCATTCTGATGCTGATATGCATATTTCTGGTCATATTCCGGCTTTGCCAGAACGGTAATGTTGGTCTGCTGGTTTATATTCGTCGGCTGACGGATGCCCACGCCATAGCGCTGGTACCCATGCTCTGCCTCTAAAATAAAAACAGCATCGTCTAAATCACCTTCTGAAACACCCAGAACAAGATTAGTGCCTTCTGAAACGTCGACCATACCTTTTTTATCAACTTCTTTTCTCAACGTTTCAGCAATTTCCTGACTTCGGGTATATTTATCAGGTTTGTTGCTCTTCAGCATTGAACGAACAGTGGATTCAGAAAGGCCCATCTCACGACCAATTTCAGTGGGGCCGAGACCATCCTGTGATAAGGCACGTGCGCGGTCATATTTGAGCTGCTGACGTTCATGAATGGCTCTACGCTGTGCCATACGGAACTCGGTAGCACCCATCTTATATTCTTCAGGAAGAGAATCATTGATGGTCTGGAGAATATCCTTCTCCTTCATGCCACTCTTCTTTAGCTCCTCAACACGAGAGAGAAAATCGCCTGAGCGCTGATATGGATTTTCACCAGAACCCCACGGATATCTGCCAGAATGGCGTTTGGTGCCATAATGCTCCAGGATACTGTCTTCCGGCGCGACACCTAAATATCCTCGAATATCTCTTTCTACCGGATTCATGCTGTAACTCCTAACTTCAGTTCAGTAATAACTTTATCGAACTCGATGATTTTGGCAATAATGGGGTCGATGTCTTCACAGGTCGGATTCATGATCCAAATGTCATCATTCTGATAGATGCGGTTTTCAATTTGAATATCGCGAGGTTTGATGCCATACTCCAAGCAGAAAAGCGCATCATAAATGAAAAGCTGTTCCATGTGTGCCGGTACCAGACCAGTCTTCAAATCGTGGATACGCAGGAAGTCATTTGCAAAATGGATTGTGTCAGCCGTACCGTAACAGTTCTCCGAATAATAAAGAATCACTTCCGGGCTCATACAAAAGCCAATTGCATCGTTGACATAGGCGTTGAGTGTCTTCTTACTCCGAGGAAGCTTCTGCCCCAGTGCAATACTTTCTGCAGCATATGCGTGAAGGCGCGTTCCTCTCTCCTTCGCCTGATAGTTTACAAAGGACTCTGCGATCCGAGCAGCATCATAATTGATCCAATGATATTTACTCGCCCCCAGAAAAGCATGCTGGCCTTGCAATCGTGAATGATCGTTCCAGTTCATCCAGTATCTCCTCCTTGTTTTCAGGATAAATAAAAGAGGCATAACTCATCTCGTTCATCTTGGCTACGTAGTAGTCTTGATTTGGACGATGCGATGCTTTGCCTGTCTTCTTTCCTTCGAGTGCTGCCCACCTGTCTCGATATAAAACCAAGAGATCCGGAATCCCTTGAATTTCATTCGGGTCAAGATGAATGACCATACAGCCGGGAAAGCGTTTCTTCAGGTCTTTCACCAATCCTGTTTTGAATTTGTTCTCTAACATACAAACCTCCAAAAATAAAAGAGGAACAGCATGTTTTTACGCACACTGTTCCTCCCATAAAAGAGCAAGAAATTTACGCGGGAATATTTGGTAATAATTGTCAATCTTTTAGAAGGGTAAAAATATAAGGACTGCCACAATCGTGACAATCCTCAAACTTTCATCTTACAGATACCAAGTAAAGGGTGCTTCCTCGTACATTTCAGGAGGACCTGCCCGCTTCTCTGCATTCGGATACATATATTCGCCATAATCGTTCTTCAGACCGGTCTCATCATCCCAATAGGGCATGGGCCAATCAATGTCGGAAATATCATAGACCTTCCCGCAGATAGGACAACGCCACTTTTCCTGATTTCGTACCTTTCTCATCCTGACGCCATTACATTCGCACCAGGGCTCTTTCACATGAAGTTCTGTATTGTCATTATAATAGCAGTGCACCAAATTATTTGCGCTGTCCAACGTAGTCCACTCGTGATAGCCAAACTCATTCTCATACCTGGCCATAAACGGAATTTCACGCTTTTTCATAACTTTACACCTCATAACTCAATTATATAGTTTTTGTTGTTCTTTTACAAGGTGAAAGTGGTGGCCCTCTTGGCCAATTCGAGCAGAAAACTCGCTGTGGCCAAAAACCCATTTTTATTTCCAACTACTATATATAAAATTTTTAATTTTTTTATTAAATTAAGAAAAAAAGTGGGTTTTTGGCCAAAATACACATTTTCAACGTATCTACGTAAAAAGTTGTGGCCATTTTTGCAAAAATTTTTGGCCACAAAGTGGGTTTTTGGCCAAAAAATCGCCATTTTTTCACACATTGACAATTATTGACAAAAATTTCACGAGAAAAATGGCCAAAAATTCACACCGTGACAATTATTGACAAATATTGACATCAAAAAGAAAAGGCCCTGAAATTGCTCCAGAGCCTCCCTTTTTCAGCGGATGATGCCTAAATTTTCAAACATTGCCATGACGGAAACGTATGCCATGAGTGCTGCAAAGATGAGCAACATAACGAACAAGTAGCGCCTTCTCTCAGCTTCCTCTTCTTGCCGTTTCTTCTCTTTTAGTGCCATGCGCATCATGATAATTTCCTTCAAGTCCTTAGAAAATCCCATCCAGAGCACACCCTTTCTGTCCCAAGAATATCAGTCTTTGACTATGATGTCAAGGTTGATAATGGCCACTATCCGTCTGCAATTTTCTCCTTTGTACCGGAAGATTACAGCAGGAATCATCGTGTCATACTGGATTTCGCCCACGGGTTTTTGAACAGTCGGATTAGTGCCACGAATGCGTACCCAAACCTTACCATCGTCGATACTCTTTTGGTCAATGCTAGAAATATCGCACATCGCTTATTGCACCTCCTCCCGCATCAAATATCGCGCAGAGATATACATGAACTGTTTCAAAGGCATCGCCTGCCGAGGAGTATTGCCCAGTACCTCGTAATAAAGCGGCTCATGCGTCTGCTTCCGAATCACTGCATAGTCTACCGCCCGACGAAGAAGTCTGTCCATTGCAATGGCGCTCGTGTGATACTTCACGCACAGCTTTCGGTTAATGTCCACAATGGTGGGCGATTCGTTGTTCTGCAGAGCGTTTTTGAGAATATCGATAGCATCGATGAGAGCATCAAAACCGCTCATCCAAACAGGCACACCCATGCTATCTACGAATTCGTATGTAGTCATCACGACCTTACCTCCACGTCCGGCAGAATATCCGTGTGGAAATAGAGCTTATAGTGGTATGGATCGGTATGAGTGCCGGTGATATCCTCAACAACATACATGGTGTATTCGTTCAGGTAAATATAATTCTTCTTATACTCGTTCGGACCGGTCTTCACCGTACATACAAGTTCATTGTTATCATTGTTCGAGATGGACATAGCGCCTTCCATTTCAAGGATAACATTGTCCGTACGTGCATTATAGACCGTGATCCGGCGCTCAGCTTCAAAGTAGTTGGCCTGCTTGGAAATATTCCGATTCACCTTATCCGCTTCGGAGCAGCCACACAGAGCCACACAGCCCACGAGCATCATCAGGCATGCAACAACACAAATAATACGATTTTTCATAGTTAATCACCTCAACCAAATACCATGTAAATCAAAAGCAAGAACCATCCTGTATATCTGATGATTCTCTGTTTTTCTTTACCGATGTTCTCAGCAAAAGACATTCCAATTGCGATAGCTTGTAAAATAATGCTTGCGAGCAGCACAATTCGCATCACTTCTCCACACTTTCATTTCCCGTCTGGTCATCATTCGGCCAGTACGTGTAAATATCATCGAACACCACCGGGATCTTGCTCTGCAGTTCCTTCAGCAGCGGGCACATCAGCTCACGCATCTGAGGATGGGCCGCCACAGGAGTACGCAGCTTGAAGATGTTGCGCCACTCACGGTAGTTGGCCGTGATCACGATCTCAGTCTTCAGGCACAGCGGCAGCACGCAGCGAGCCTGCTCGGGACGCATGCCGAGTGCGATCATATCCTTATAAAGGATTTCTGCAGATTCGCAGGAATCAAGCCAAGTGCCGCCAGGCGTATATTCTGCGTTTTCACGTTTCTTGTCAGTGTCGGTCACATCAATATAAAACGGCCGAATAAAGCTCAGCTCCCCGCCAAACTTCTCCTTTGAGTAGTTGCAGTACCGGGTGCTCTCCTGTGCAAAAGAAGCAATGCGGTGCCGCACCAGCTCATTGGCCACACCACGGTCGCACGTGAACAGCACGCTCAGCTGAGAATGCTCCAGCATAGCCTCATGCCCCTGCTTCACCAGAAAGCCCACCAGCTTCTTCGCCGACTCACCATCTGGCGTGATCTTGTCCTCGCTCTTGTAGCAGACCCGGGCCACCCGCTCGATCTGCTTGAGCTCCTTAATGCCTCCCTTAGAAATATCAGTGAGGATTTCGTACTTAGGTTCAACGATTTTCATAATTAAATCTCCTTTTCATCAATGAATCCACCATTTCGAGTTGACTGAGGCTCTTTCCATTACCTCTTTGGGCCACCATGCTGATGCCAATATCCTCGATCGGGATAATGTATCCGAGATGAGCCAGTTGCTTATGGTCGCAAGTTTCCACCTTCGGACACTTCTGGCATTTAGGTGCAAGTATCGTAAGTGCTCCGAAGTCGTTGTTCATGTTGTC